GGGTTTAAGGTTGCTCAAAGGGCAATAAAGCCTGTTGTAAGTGCCTTAACAGGACTAAGTAAGGTAGTAGGTGGGGCTAAGGCTGTTTTCGGAGGATTGCAAAGTGCCGTAAAAGTAGGAAAAGCTTTAAGTGGAATCGCAAAAGGTTCTCAAGCTGCTAGTTCTGCATTAACATTCTTGTCTGGAAGTTCAAAACTTGCTAAGGGTGCAATGATTGGATTGAATATCTTTAGTAAGGTAGGCGGTTGGATTGGTTCTGCGGTTTCTGCAATCGTTGCTTTCCTCGGACCAGTCGGTTTAGTAATTGCTGCAGTCGTTGCAATCGGTGTAGCTTTTGTTGTCCTATGGAATAAATGCGAAGGTTTCAGAAATTTCTTTATAGGTTTATGGAACGGCATTGTCAATGTTGCCTCAGACGCTTGGAAAGGTATTCAAGGCGCTTGGGACGGTATGGTAGAGTGGTTCTCTAATCTATGGAACGGAGTAAAAGAAACTGCTTCAAATGCTTGGAACGGTTTCCTTGAAAAAGCTAAGCCAGTCATTGACGCTATTAAAAAAGCGTGGGATAGCATTAAAGAGTTCTTCTCTGGATTGTGGGAAGGCATTAAACAAATTGCCTCGAATGTTTGGAATAGTTTCCTAGAGGGCGCTCAACCAATCGTGGAGGCTTTAATGAATGTTTGGAACGCCTTGACGGAGTTCTTTACGACATTATGGGACGGTATTGTTTCAATCGCAAAAACGGTTTGGAATAGTATTGTCGAGGTTGTAACTGCTGTTGTTGAAACGGTTAAGAACGTATGGAACGGGATAGCAGAGTTCTTTAGCAACCTATGGAAAGGAATTACAGAGGCGTCTACTATTGCGTGGAATGGTTTTGTTGATTTCCTTACTCCTATCGTGGAAACAATCAAAGGATTGTGGAATGGTTTTGTTGAGTTCATGACTGGCGTTTGGAATGGTATTGTTTCAGTTGCTACTACTGCATGGAACTTACTACAACCAATCGTGGAGGCGGTATGGACTGCTATTCAGACATACATTTCAACGGCTATTCAAACAATTCAAACTATCATTACAACAGGAATGCAAGTTGTCCAAGAAGTATGGAATGCGGTTTGGACGGTATTTACAACGATTGTTCAAACTGTATGGACGGTCATTTCAACGGTTATTTCAACAGTCTTGAATGTGATTGCTGGAATTATCAACACGGTTACCGCTGTAATCAAAGGAGATTGGAGCGGTGCTTGGGAGGCAATCAAAGGAATTGCAAATACTGTTTGGGAAGGTATTAAGACAATCATTTCAACAGTTATCAATGCAATTAAGGACATCATTAGTGCTGTCTTAGGCGCAATCAAAAATACCGTTTCAGCGATTTGGGAAGCTATTAAGAGCATTTTTACAACAACAATCAATGCAATTAAAGAAACAGTCGTCAATGTTGCGAATGCCTTGAAGGAAGGTTTCTTGGGTGCGATGGACGCACTTAAGGGTGGAGTTTCAAGTGCTATTGGGGCAATCAGTGGTTTCTTTGGAAAATTATGGAACATTGATTTAAGCGGTGCAGGTCGTGCGATTATGGACGGTTTCCTCGGTGGTTTGAAAGCTGCTTGGAGTGCGGTTACTGATTTTATCGGTGGCGTTGCTAACTGGATTGCAACACATAAAGGTCCTATCTCTTATGACCGTCGATTGCTGATTCCAGCAGGTCAAGCTATCATGGGCGGTTTCAATAGAGCTTTAATGAGCGGTTTTGAAATTGTCAAAAGCAACGTGTCTGGAATGGCAGGCGGTATTCGTTCAATGTTTGACGATGCAGGCTCAAGGGTTTCAGCTATGTCAAATGCTTTACAAGGCGACTTTTCTAATAACGTATCTGGTACATTATCAGCTACTTATGAAGTTAACCAAACAAAAGAGCCTGCTGTTATCAACCTTGCGCTTGGTTCTAATGATTTTAGAGCCTTTGTTTCAGATATTTCAAACATTCAAAGTAAAGAAGAAAGGATAAGATTGAAGGCTTCAAGCCTTTAATGGTGGTTTAAATGTATACTTTTAATGACACAACAAAAGGCACACCAACATTTAACTCAGGTTTAGAAGTTCAATTTGGTGGTGTAAGCCTCAATCAAGAAATGAATAACGAGGACGGAACATTCTTTGTGGCGAACACAACAGGACGTGATGTCCTCGATTTTCGTCATGAAACATCGACTATCAAAGGTCGAGACGGTCAATATCTCTATGGTGCGACTTATAAAGAGCGCGAGATAGAAATACAGGTTAGACTAACAGGCTATACTGATTTAGGCATGCGGAGACAGTATGAGCGTTTAAACCGCTTATTGTTTTCCCGTAAAGCTAAAAAATTAGAGTTTGGTGATGATGGAGAGAGATATTACAAAGCTATCTTTTCAAAAGTTAAGAAACCAGAATTGGAAGATGCAAATGATACAGTTATCAAACTACATTTCATTTGTTATGACCCGTTTAAATATACAGAGCCTAAAAGCACAGGAAGCAACAAAGTTACTTATAACGGAGATTTTCCAACAGAGCCTATTTTGTACCTTACAACGCAAGCAAGTTCTGAAATTCGCATATTACACCTTGAAACTCAAAAATATATCAGATTAAAAGCTACTTACGTTCAAGATTCAAGTTTGATTGTTAATTGTGAGACTAGAGAAATCACGTTAAACGGAAGAAACGAGTTGATGAATTTTGATGTGGTTAACAGTCGATATTTTAAACTTCAAAAAGGCGTAAACACATTTCAAGTTGAGGGTGCTACATTGAATGACATCCAGTACAAAGAGGTGTTCGCATGATTTACTTATTTAATCAAATGGAAGAATTGATTGATGTAATTGATGAAGCGAGCCTAGCAGAGTTCACTCATACGATTGAGTTAAATCAGTTTGATAGAGCAAGTTTTGAAATCCCTGTTGATTACAAGCCTAACATTATCAAAGAAGCCCAGTTTTTCGGTTTTCAATCGAGAGACGGGGCTTTTTGCTTATTTAGAATTTCTGAAAAGTCCTATGATATTGGATTGTATATACAAGGTATAGACAGAGCAGAAAGCGACTTACATTCATTCATTATCGAGAATAAGCGTCCTAGGGGAACTGCTGAACAAGTATTGAATGCAATTTTAGAAGGAACAGGCTATCAATTAGGAAATGTAGACGGCTTGACTCGGACAGGGAAATTGAGTTTCTACTACATTTCTGTTCGTCAAGCGCTCGTTAAAATAATTGAATCGTACGCTTGCGAGTTCAAGGTTAGATATACCTTTGTCGAAAATAAGATAATCGGACGATATATTGACCTCAACCAGCGTTTTGGACACGTTACAGGTCATCAATTCGAGTACGGTTCTAACATCCTAGACGTAACCTATGAAGAATCGTCTGATGACGTTGTAACGGCTCTTATCGGTCGTGGTAAGGGTGAACAAAGCACGGATGAGAATGGAGAAGCTACTGGCGGTTACGGCCGAAGAATCCAGTTTAAAGATGTTGTTTGGTCGGTTGCAAATGGAGACCCCGTTGATAAACCAGCGGGACAGAATTATGTAACAAATGAAACTGCTAGAAATATCTATGGATTACATCAAGATGGCGTTATTAAGCATCGTTTCGGTGTATATACTAATGAGGATATTGAAGACCCTACTGAGTTGTTAAAAGCGACTTACAAAGAGTTACAACGCTTATCCGTTCCGATCGTAACATTTAAAGCTAATCTCCTAGATTTAGCCAATGCGATTGAGCAGGATATTTGGATTGGAGATAGCGTCGGAATCGTAAGAGACCAAATTGGGATTGCTTTTGAAGCTAGAATCCATAAATTAGTTATCGATAAATTGGATAATAACCGTTCAGTTGCTGAACTAGGCGATTATCAAACGTTGCAAGCTAAAGACCGTGCAACACGTCAACAAGCTATCAAAGACGCAGTGAGTGGATTTAGTGAATCGTTATTTCATGAAGCTATTGCGAATGAAGTTGAAAGACGTAACAAGGAGATTGACGAAAAGGTTCGTATCATACAGCTTGAAATTGATAATGTTATCAAAGAATACCAAAACAAAGCAGAAGATTTCAGCGCTAAAATCCATGAAGAAGTGGAAAAAGAGCGCCCTGAGTTCTTGAAGCGTATTCGTGAAGAACTCATGAGCGGTGCGGACTCAATCGCTGAATTAAGTAAGAAATTAGAGCAGGTAAGCGAGACCGCAAGAATTAACGCAGGACTGATTGGTGGAGACGGGACAGCTATTTACAACAGAAACCGCCTCAATGGTAGCACGGCTAAAAAACTTGCCTATGGTACTGATTTTGTCGAAGTAGGACACAATGGAGAAGGCTTCGAGCTAGGTAAGCAGTACGTTATAAGTTGGTCCGCAACATGTACGGTTTACGGAAAGACGGACGTTACTGTGATAGTCAAGAAGAATCCGTTCTATGGTGGACACGTTCATTTTGAGCCTGCTAATCCACACTTGCCAGTGATTGACAAAGACTTAACAAATAAAGAGGAGCAAGTCTTAGCGGTTTATAACGACGGCTATCGCTTGACATTCTCGGGCGACTGGTATCAGAACGCAGTTCAGTTTGCGACGGTTGATAATCGAACCAATCGAATTGAGTTTGAACCAGTCTATAAGACGGTTGCGGACGGGCAAAATTCAATATATGACGGAAGTTGGAACGAAAGTCCAACATTTATTTTTGATGGAGGTAGAACATGACGGAAACAATTCCAATTAGAGTGCAACACAAACGTATGTCAGCGAGCGATTGGGCAAATAGCCTACTGGTCTTACTTGATGGCGAGTTAGGCGTTGAGAGCGACACAGGGAAAGTCAAGGTCGGAAACGGCCGTGACAGATTCTCAGCCTTGCACTATCTAACAGGACCAAAAGGCGACAAAGGAGAGCGTGGCGAAACTGGACCAAAAGGTGCGGACGGAGTTATGCGATTTGAGGAGCTTACAAGCCAACAAAGAGAATCGTTAAAAGGCGCTCCAGGTCCAATGGGACCAGCAGGACCTAGAGGGGAAAACGGAACGCCAGGACAAAAAGGAGACGTTGGGCCTCGTGGAGAACAAGGACCTATCGGTTTAACTGGTCCTAAAGGGGCAGACGGTGCAAGAGGTGCTCAAGGACCAGCAGGACCAACAGGACCTAGAGGAGCAGACGGCGCGCCTGGACAAAATATTATTAATCAAAACGGTGGGCAAACTCTAAAATATTGGTTCGGTTCTAAATCTCAGTATGATGCACTTTCTACTAAAGATAGCACTACTATCTACGACGTCTATGAGTAGGAGGTAGTATGGCTAGAGAAGGAATTTATGTGGGAAACAAAGAAGTGACTCATCGTTATATTGGCACAAAGCTTGTTTGGGTGAAAATAAAATTGTTATTTAGTGGTGACTCGTCAATCAATTACGATAGCCACAATAAACGAATAACGCTTAATAAGGATTTTTCACAAAATAAGATAAAAACTGTCGAGATAAACGGGAAAGAAATTTCGTTTTCTAAAATCGAAAATATACAAGGAAAAACGTATATAACTTTCACTGAGTCCATTGAGGAACTTGAGCGAAAAACTGGATTTAACCGATATAGAAGTTTCTATGGTTCAATTCCTATTAAAGTTTATGGAGGATAAAAATGGACATCACTATTCAAAACGTCCGTGCGCCTGCTCTAGAGCATAACGGGCGATATTACAAGGTATTTCAACCAAAAACACGCGATGAACTACTGAAACTTCATCACATGGGTTGTGCTGGAGACACGGTTTTAACGGATATTCAGTTAGAGCAGGGGGATTTCCCTACTAGCTTTGTGGAACCTACTGTTACACAACGTACCCTGTCAGGTCTCTTTAAGGATTTACGTTCTATTGAACTGGAATTGAGAGACCAAAATAGTACGCTTTGGAGCAAAATCCAAAAGAGCAATCAAGGGGCGTTAACACAGTTTTTTGATACGAATGTTAAGAGTGCTATTGCTCAAACTGCCAACGAGATTAGGCAAGAAGTGCGAGACGCCTCTAACAGTGCGAGAGTTCAAGTTACGTCGGAAGGTGTGACAATTGGCTCTACTACATTAACGGGCGAACAGTTAGCCTCTACCATTTCCACAAGCCCTAGAGGGGTAGACATCATCGCGCCAAAACTTAAAATTAAGTCTGATATGATTGTGGATGGTGCGATAACTGCAAGCAAGATAGCTACAGGGTCGGTTACCACAAACGCATTGGACGCTGGCTCGGTTACGGCAGATAAAGTTAAATTCGATACTGCTTTCATCCAGCGGTTAGTTTCACAACAAGCGTTTGTCGATGAGTTGTTTTCTAAGCAAGCAACCATTACAAAAATTAAGAACGTCGATTTCACAGGCAACCACATTAAGGGCGGTCGCATTACATCTTTAAATGGAGATACTCAGTTTGATTTACAAACAGGCTGGCTTGAGATGAACGGCCACGGCGTTGGTATCAAAAATCAATTCCCTAATAGGCCTTTACAATATTTAGTTTTCGGCTCTGGAAACATCAACGGCGTTGAAGGTTCATACACAGCTTTATTAAGTAATAGAAATAGGTTCGTAACTATGGACCATACATCAGCAGGCCTTCAAATCTGGAATGGCCGTTCAGGAAGTAAAATCCAAAGTGCTATCAATATGTACGGCCAAAGAATAACATTTAACCAGAGTGCGCAAGATGGATTGAAAGAAATAGCTATTGATACGGGCAACCACAGTATTACTGGTGTTGATGAAATTGTTATCCAAGGTGTCCGATTATCGTATATCTTAAATGACATTTACGATAATTTCCGAAATCTAGGAGCAGTAGCTGGCAATTACAGCCGTGGCTATTATACAAAATGGAAATAAGAGAGGCGAAACATGAACACACAAGACAAAATTATTAACGATTTAGCAATTCAATTGGCAAATAAAACAATTGAATGCGCCAATTACAAAGCTTTATATGAAGAAGCACAGGAGCAACTTCAAAAATTACAAATTGAGAAAGAAAAGGAAGAAGAATAGATGACATTTAAAGTAATCAACAAATATTTACAAGAAAACAACCGTACATTCGTTGCGGTTCGACAAGAAGCGCCATATACGGCTTTTGACCGTGTTTTAATCGGTGACCGTGTGAACGAATCAGACGAGGAATTGATTAAGGCAGTCATTGGACAAGTGACTACTGAATTCAATCCAGCTGATGGAGTGAAGAAACTTCAAGAAGATTTACGTACGCAAGCTGAAAGTTACGAAGAAAAGCTCGCTGAGAAAGATGCAAAAATTGCGGAAGTGAAAGCAGTAGCAGATTGGGCAGTATTGGCTCGTGTAACGGACGTGGATAATCCGTTAGATCCTACAGTGTTCAAACGCGGTCTTGAATTGGTGGACCCTGCTAAGACTGGTAAGACTTACCAATCGCAAGAAATTTTCACGCTTGAAGATGTGAATCATGTTGAGAAATTCCAAGAAGGTAGACGTGTCATGATTCAAGTAAACGAGCCATTCACTTATCAAGGTGAAACGCTTGAACAACTTGCATCATTAGAGCAAAACGGTAAATTAGGTATTTGGAAATGGACTGAACCAAAAGCAGAAAAACCATCCAGCGAATTAGATACTCAGCCTGTTCAATAGTCAACTGTTTTAGAAAGGGAGGTGGGTTAATTGGATTTTCTGACCTTAATCGATAAACTCACGCCCGTTTTAATCGTTATAATTCCGAGCTACTTTTCATTCAAGAGTACGAAGAATACAAAAGAAACTGAAAAACAAATCAACGTACTTTCAGACAAAATCGGAGGACTTGAAAAATCAGTTGGCGAAATAAACGAAATCGGGCGAGAAAATCGTGATAACCTTTCTCTAATTGGGAAAGGTTTGCAACGATTACAGCGTTTTCGATTACAAGAAAACTTAAAAAAAGCAATTAGGCGCGGGTGGACAACTCAACATGAAATCGAGGAACTTTCAAGGCTTTATGAAAGCTATGTTGAATTGGGCGGAAATGGCGCTATAAAAATATTGTTTGAGAAGTTTCTCAAACTAGAAATTTCGGAGGAAAAATGATGAACAAAATTAACTGGAAAGTACGAGTATTAAATAAAACATTTTGGGTTACATTAGTCCCAGCATTAGCGTTATTACTTCAAACGTTTCTAGCTGTATTTAACGTTCAGTTAGAATTAGGAGAAACAATTGATAAATTGTTAGTGTTTATCAACGCATTATTCGCAGTGTTCGTGATTGTGGGAGTTGTTAACGACCCTACAACCGCTGGGCTTACTGACAGCTCAAGAGCGCTTGAGTACCACGTACCAAACGAAGATTAAAACTAAAAAGAGGAGGCTTTTAAGGCTTCCTCTTTATTTTTGAGAAAGGGGGATAATCTTTGAAAAAAGTTATTAAACGTCAAGCAGGCGTTTGCGTTGATGTTAGAGATAAAGTTTATAATGTTAAGGAAGAATTTTACTCTCATGATAAAAACAACGCATTTATCGAAGTGAAATTGAATGGAGTTGATACTGAAAAAATCATAGTATTATTTCATTTCAAAACGACAAATCGCTTCTTGGAAGTCGTCGGAGTAGTTGAAAATAATATCGCAACTGTTCCATTCGATACTAGCTTAATTACAACGGATGAGATCGTGTATGGTTATGTATACGCTGAAAAAATAGAACAATCAGCGGATATTTTAAAATTCTCGTTTGGTGTTCGTGTTTCAGAAATTGATAAACATAGCGAATTGCCCGTTATTGAGAAAGAAACTAAAAGAATCGTCGCTGTAACGGATATTGTAACGAAAGCAGAACTAGAAGCAGCAATCAAGAATATCCATGTTGAGGGCGCAACCTTTGACGATTCTGAAATCTTACGACGATTACAAGCACTTGAAACGAAACCAGAAATTGATACAAGCTCATTTGCTACTAAGCAAGAACTGGGAAACAAAGTTGAACGTGCTGAAATTGAGCAAATTTCAAGTGAAATTGAGACTTTAAAGGCGAAGACGGATAAAGACACCGTATATGATGATACTGCCCTCAGAGAGCGTGTATCAGCCTTAGAGAGCAAGCCTAATATCGATACAAGCTCATTTGCTACAAAAGAAGAATTGCGGACTATTTCATCAACTCCTGGTCCAAAAGGAGATAAAGGTGAAACTGGCGAACGAGGTCCACAAGGTTTACAAGGCTTGACTGGTCCTCAAGGTCCACAAGGTATCCAAGGTGAACGAGGTCCAGAAGGTCCTAGAGGTGCAGACGGACTTCAAGGTCCAATCGGTCCTCAAGGTGTTCAAGGAGAGCGAGGACAAGACGGACAAGCAGGTCCAAAAGGAGAGCGTGGCGAACAAGGACAAGTCGGTCCTACTGGTCCTCAAGGTCCAATCGGATTGACTGGTCCTAAAGGTGCGGACGGAGTAGGCATTCCTCAAAAGCTAACTTTAAACGGAAACACGCTTGTTTTGTCAGACGGAGGTGGCTCGGTAACTTTACCAGAAACCAGTCAAAATTCTTCCACTTCATCTAGCGAGTTGATTGGCGAAGGTATGCCAAACGGTAAAGTCAATGGTACTATCGGACAGACATACGTTGACACCAAGAAAACAAACGGTGCTTTGAAGTGGATTAAACGTACACCTTCAGGTAACACTGGTTGGGCTGTATTAGACGGAGATACAGGTTGGAAAACCCTAAATTCGACTTCAAAACTCGGCAATTCATACGTAAAAGCACGAAGAATTAATGATATTGTGCAATTACAATTTGGCGGTTTACAATGGGGTTGGTTCGGTATTGTTCGCCGCGGTGGGCTTGGATTCGTGGCGCATCCTGGAAATCGTGAGAAGAAAGTTTTCATCTTAACAAATGGTCAAATGCCTTACGGTTACCGAACAGCGACTTCATTAATCGGGCCAATATATAACGACGATGGAGTGCCTTACGGTACATGGTATCTTGGGGGTTATGGGGACGCAAACCACTTACGTTTCCAATTCAACGACCCAGTACCAACCGATAGAGATATCGGAGACATCAGAGTCTCTAATATAAGCTATATTACAGACGACCCTTGGCCAGCTAATTAAAAGGAGGAAATATAAATGGAAATTGATACAAGTAGATACAGAGAGGGATTACCTCAAATCGGTTATGCGCCTTATCGTCAAGTTCACGCGCATTCAACAGGAAACAGAAATTCAACAGCACAAAACGAAGCAGACTATCACATGCGCAGACCTGTAGAATCTGGATTTTTCTCACACGTTGTAGGGAATGGACGCGTAATGCAAGTAGGTCCCGTCAATCAAGGCGCTTACGATGTTGGCGGCGGTTGGAACGCCGAAGGTTATGGACAGGTAGAATTAATCGAAAGTCATTCCACAATGGAAGAGTTTATGACGGACTATCGATTGTATGTAGAATTATTGCGTAACCTAGCCGATGAAGCAGGTATTCCTAAAACGCTTGATTCAGACGATTTAGAAGGTATTAAAACACACTATTATTGCACGTATAATCAACCAAACAATTACAGTGACCACGTTGACCCTTACCCTTATCTTGCTAAGTGGGGTATTAGTCGTGAACAATTCAAACATGATATTGAATACGGTTTAGGTGAAGTTAAAGAAGGATGGCAAAAGAATGCTACTGGATGGTGGTATCAAAGCAAAGACGGTAGCTATCCTAAAGATAAATGGCAATACATTAACGGCGTGTGGTATCTATTCGATGCTAGCGGTTATTGCATCCTAAACAAATGGGTTAAACGTGCGGATGCGTGGTATTGGCTTGATAGTAGCGGTGCTATGGCTACTGGATGGAAGAAGATTAACAACGAATGGTATTTCTTCAGAGCAGACGGTGCGATGGTAACAGGATGGGTTAAATACGCAGACAAATGGTACCATTTAAACACTAACAACGGCTTTATGGAATCAAATGCTTTTGTTAAAGGCAAAGATGGATGGTACTATCTCAATGAAGATGGAACGATGGCAGAAAAGCCTGAATTTACGGTTGAGCCTGATGGATTAATTACTGCAAAAGAAGTGCGCAGATAGTTTTAAAAATAAAATATATAACATATATAAATAATGAATAATAGCCTACCTAATTGGTAGGCTTTATTTTTTTGCATTTTTTCAAATTATTTTTAAGAAAAGTGTTGACAATATATGCCAAATAGGGTATAATATAATTGTAAGGAGGTGAAGGAATGGATGATAAAATCACAACTCTAGTAGCAATCGTCGGAATAGTGGTTGCAATATCAAGAGAAGCTAGAGAGTGGTACAAAGCCACAAAAAAAGAAAAACGACAAAACCCGATACGTAAAAGAAGGAAATGACGTTTTTCAAGAGGGGAAGGATAACTTCCCTCCCCTCAATTATATATAAGTAGAAAGAGGAAATCAAGATGAAACATATTATTATTATTTTAGTAGTAGCTTTGATTGTGTGGTATTCAGGAGGGGACAGAAATGAGAATTAAATGGATTATTATTAAATATTATAAAAAAATAGGAGGGTAATATGCTAAGAGCGGATGAAGAAAAAATACAATGGTTATTTGAGAATTATTCAGGATATAGAATTGCTAAAGAGAGCGGGGTTGCACAATCTGTAGTTGCACGGTTAATAATCGGGGATAGAGAATTGAAAAACGTTTCTTTTGAAACAGCAAGCAAACTGACTGAATGTGCAGAAAAATTACAAAAGCAAGAAAATGAAGACTAAAAAAAGCGGGCTAGTGATAGCTCGCTTTTTGTTCCGTATTTGTTCCGTGAAAATAGAAAACGTATGATATGACATGATACAAAAACACTGTTATCATAGGAATATGAAACGGTATGAAACGGTATGAAACGTATTTTACAGTCTGTAGGGGGCATTTTTT